ACCAGTAGCACCGCTCGGTACAGGAAACTGCCTATTTAATAAATTACGGGTATTTAAATCTTGTCCACGCTGACTTGCAGCAGCGCGTGCTTCAGCAGCAGCTTTTCTGGCAATATCTGCATTACGTTTCTTGGCATCGGTATTATCATTAGTTGCTTTAGTATTTTGCTCAGTTTTCTGTGTAGCTACCTTAGAAGACTGAGAATAAGCATTCCATCCAGCACCTAAATCCTTAATGATAGTTGTTTGACGCTCTCCAGCTTCATTTATACCTTGTATAGTACCTATTAATATGTTATCATCTTTTACTACTTTGTTAGTAACCTGTAATAAAAGTTCTTCTGACTCAACTAATTTCAGATTAGCTTTAGCCCAAGCTGCAATCTCTTTAATTACATCAGAGAAATCTGCTGATGCTGTAATCTGATCTGACATTAGATATTACCTCCAGAGAACCAACGTGCAATTAATGGTACAACATTATATTCCGCTTTATTAATATTTTTATCTAAGTATAATTGCATTGCAGCTTTACCTGCTTCAAGGCTATTCCATTTACGAATATCCCATAATATATGCTGATAGACAACAGCCCTAAAAGTGAACGTCATTAATAAACGACTCTTAGATCCGAATGAAATTTTATAAGCTTTTCCTTCCCCACCCATCTGTTCACCACGACGCATAGATTTATGACCTTTTGCTCCATCGTGTCTTTCATTTAGTGTACTATTACCTCCGCCTTTCCCCTCATAATTATATCCATGAAATTTAGGACCAAAACCGCTAAACTGAGCAACTAGTATATTCTTAATCCTAAATTGTGCAGCTAATGGTCTGAGAGATGCTACACTCATGCCAGTGTCTACTGCCATAGCTTCAGCAGTAGCTAATACAAACACACGTGCAGCATCTCTCCATAATTGTTGATAGATCTCAGTCACTCTCGTAGTTAAAGGCCCAGTATTACGTGATCTAGCGGCTTTTGCACTAAGTTTTCCTATACCTGCTAGAGTGACATTTGGCATTAGTTTACCCTTGGTACATTACACATATTATCAGCATCTTCGATATCTCTTAATCGTCCATATGCTAATATTGAGGCTTTCATCATGACGTTATTATCGTCCCATTTACCACTAAGACCGGGAGGAAATATACCTAACCGCTCACAGGATCGCCAGATGGCGTACCGTTCTGTTCTGTACTTTGGTATAACTTCGCGCTTAACTCCTCGGCCTGACCAGCTAAAAAAGATTCTGTAGCATCCTTTATCTTATTCTCATTAAGGCCATTCACTTCCATAACCTTACGTATAAGATAAGCTGATTCAGCAGCTGTAAAACCCGCCTCTTTAAATTCCTCATCCACAAACTTCCAAGTTTCTGGATTGGAAATCTCAACTTGTTCCCACTCTAAATCCTTAGTAGCTTCGAGCGATTTAATAACCATGTACAGTGTACGATTGGTAGCCCACTTATCGAGAGCTTCTTTATATTTTGTATCATCAACATTTAGTTGTTGGCGATTACCCGGTAATATACGCGTCGGCGGTATAGGTCTAGGATCTAATTTATCGCACTCATCGTAATCAAGAATTGCACGAATCGTGAAAACGATGTCACCATTTTGCCTTGGAATTACAACAATTTCCTCGGCTGCACCTTCTAGTTTGTTACCTTTGTATTTCATACTTTCTTTCCTTGTTATTAACCTTACTTTAACCCTAGTAAGTTAGGTAGGGGCCGGGCCTATCCCGGCCCCTATGATCTACTGAGATAACTACTGGCGTATAGAAGTTGGCTCAATAGCATTGCACCGACCAGTGCAAGCTACTGACCCGGCATCGGCATCGTGTGCCAATGTGTCTTGCCGGAAGTCAGGAAATGTAATTACTTCCTGTGAAAGTGGCGTATCAACTACACAGTCTGGATCGTTGTCGATGATAATATCCACAGCATATGGTGCACACTGATCATCATCCGTAGATATCCAATTAGCAGCAGCACCACGACGTTTCAGAGCATCTTCGACAGTAGGTATTGCTCCCGTACCAGTCGTACCTTGAATGTAATCCCAGACAAAGTCAAAGACAACATCCATTGGCTGCTCATCTCCGTCACGCACTTCGTCAAGACGACCACGATCAAGTCTATACTCTCTCTCGTAGTTTTCCGTATAGGTAAAGTTACCTTCACCTATTTTGATTTCAATCTCATTCGGCGGTACAGACCCGTCCCGAATATAGAACGTAACATTTTTCAAGTCAATCTGGGCATATGTGGGGCTCCAGATACGTCCTAACAGTTCTTTCATTTCTTCTCCTTATACATGAAGGTGCATGTTATAATGCCCTTCTATGCTTGCTTGTTCCGAATTAAAATTCGGGTCAATTTGGCCAAAGTGACTCGACTGAATCTTTTCACGCTGACCAACATTCTGTATCAATGATAAACAGCCAAGTTGCGTTTGATCATCATCAGGTCCATCGCCATAACGATAAACAGGAATCATACCAGCAAAAGCTGCTTCCATTATACCAGCTAGTCTGCGCATTCTGTGAAAATCCTCATCATTTTTAGCAGCCTGTATCAAGATATTAATCTCAATATAGATATACCATTCGTGACGAGTTAACTGCGTGTAATTAGGCCCATCTTGACGATACTCAAAAGCCTCAGTATCATCTTTTTGGATGGTGATTGGCTGGCCCTCAATATAAAATTTGATATTCGGATCAGCAGCAACACTTGCATCATAGAAGTGTTTACTTGTTGATGCGAAAATCCAACGGGACCAATTTTTGTTTACAGGCATCTTATCAACTCGGACTAGGTTCACGTTGTTCGACGGGTAGATCACCTGTTACGGCTTTCGTGCTTACAATATATGCTGCAAGTTCTTCGACCTCGATGGACTTGCTAACTTGATAACGTAGTTTTTGAGCTACTTCAAAATGACCATTATTATCTATAGTAAAATCACCTAAATCTTTACGATCTACTATAAAGATTACAGTATCAACATCAAAGAATCCACCATAAGTAAAATTCTTGTTAGCTGCAATAAATGATAAGTCATATACAAACTTTCTAGCTATAACTGCTGGTAGACGTATAATACGTCTAACATCAATAAATTCCCACTGTCTTTCTTGTTTACCAGTTTCCACATTAAAAGCATACACACCAACGACAGGCTGATAGATTCTAGCTGCCAGTCCATAATTACGCTTCAGCCTATATACTGCAAGCTTATTTTGTCGTAGTACGTTCTGCTGTCCCATTATCTTTCCCTAAGACAAGGTCTATTTTCAAGTGCAGTTGCTAAACTCTTATTTGCTTCAGCCACTTCACCCATTATTCTACTGCTCTCAACTACCAATTGTTCAAGACGATTCTTTTGATAGTCCTCAACATCCTGTATGCGCTTTGTCATCGTCTGTTCACGTCGAAAATCACGCCATATGAAGAACATTAGTAAGGCTATAATTGGCCCTACTGATTTCGTAAGTTCTACAAACTCGATCATACCACTACCTCCTAAGGGTGGCTCTGGGAGTACTAAATAGTACTCCCAGAGCCAGAACTTAACTTAGTTAGCCGAGCAGAACTGCTCCGAGGTTTTGATCAAGAACAGCAACACCAGCCAAAAGATCCAGCGTAACGAGCAGACCCTGCTGAGTACCTTGGTACTGCATGGTTACACGAATTGCCAGATCGTTATAGCTTGCGATAGCAGAGTTTGCACCCATGTTGGCAGGTGCGATAGCCAATGGGCGAGTAACCAAAGCTAATGCATTCCGGTGGAATGCAAAGCCATAGTTACCTGCTGGGCCGAGACCAATAACTTCGTTATCGGCAATAGCAGCATCAAGAGGACGGTCAAGATAAAGACCGGTAGCACCTGAACCAGTCATCAGACCATACTCACTGTTAACGCTACCGTTGAAGGTAACCAACTGGCCCTTGACGGGCGCAACTGTGAAACCATCAACTACAACGACCTTTTCCCAGTTAGCAGCATAACCAGTTGGTACAACCGCCTGATTAACAGCACCGAGATCATAGCCAAGAACCACTGCGGCATTGGCAACAGACCGTTTGAGCCCAGGAGTAACCGTGATGTCACCAACACCAACGGCAGTTACACGCTGTGGAGTGTCATCACCAGCAAACAAAACCCACTGACCAGCCACAAAGCTGGCAGGTGTTACGACACCAATAACAGTATCACCCGGTGCATTTGGGCCAGCATCCGTAGCATCAACTGCCTGTGGCGTGCTGATGACAGATGGAGCATTCTGATCCATGTAGGATGAAAATCCGAACTTACGGCCAAGCCAACCTTCCTGCATGGCTTCGCCCTGATCACCAACCTTATCAGCGTCAGTGAAGGAGTCATTGTCAAGCAAATCACCTTCCATGTTCGGATTAACAATCAGAACGCGACCACCAAGTGGGCACTGATTATTGGACATAAGCTCTTTAAGCTCAATCAGTTCTGATTTACCTGGAGCAATACCAAGATTACCGGCGACATTGGCGAGGAACTGATACTGCTGCATCAGAACAACTTCGTCAATCGCCTGTGCAATCGAGATTGCTGCCGGCTTCAAATACTCATTGACCAGGTTTTTGAATGACTTCGACAGTTCTCCATCCTTAATGGTGAATGACGTGTGAAACCACTGATTCAACGGAACACGAACGTTTGTTGCCGTAGCAGCCTGATTCGTAACGTTATCGTCATCATTCTTACGGACGGCAGTAAAGGCATTCGGACGACGAGTGTTAACAACATCGCCATAGTCTTTAACTTCATCTTCGAAATCACGGTGTACCAAATTGGCAGCAACCATGTTATTTTCGAGAATCATCAATGACTCTTGTGCCCACACTTCTGGAACGAAGGCATCATTATCATTGCCGGTTGGGTCATATGCTGGCGTCCAGATACAACCAAGATACATTGCTTTCTTCATAGTGCTCCTTACTTGAGGCCTTGTGCTTCTCGCGCCTTGCGATAGGCTTCCGGACCCTCTTTTGCTGCATCGGAAAGAGTCTTTTCTTTACCACTCTTCCCACGATTTTGCGAACCTAGTCCACCAGCACCATCACCTTGGAATAAGTTGAGGTGCTCTTCCATTTCACGCATCTTTTTAACTGCCTCAGTGACAGTTAAAGAGAGCTGCACTGGCTTGCCCTTCTCATCAGTGTCTGCAAAATTAACTTTTGCTTCATACTGACCAGTGGGATCGCCGTCACTATTCAAGACCTCAATGAGTTGAGTATTTGGCTGCAATAAAGCAACAATGTGCTGAGGGTGGAACGCTTTGTTCTCAGCAGCCGCATCTGTAATAGAACGCTTGATTGTAGAATCGGTAAACCGAGATTTCCAAGAATCGCGTTCAGCACTTAATTGTTCGATTTCTCCCTGATGACGCTTACGATCTTTCTCACTTTGTTTCTTAGCCAATTGTTCTTTGGTCATAAGATCGTTTTGCAGAGATTCAATACGTTTGTCAAGGTCTTGACGTTCCTCTGCGGTAATAGAAGCTTTCTTCTTAAGCGCCTGAAGTTCATCGATTGCTTTCTGTGTCTGGCTCTGTTGAATCCGCTTTTCTTTAGCTAAAATAGAATTGACTTCCTCTTGCGAGAAAGTTTTCTTACCGGAAGCTGAATCAGCTTTTGGTACTGGATCAGGATCAGGATCAGCTCCTGGATCTGTTCCGGGATCTGGATCGGGATCTGCTCCCGGCTCAGAATCTTCATCATATGCTGGATTCCAGGTTAGACCAAAAAGTTCGACTAATTTCATGTTGGACTTCATTTCCATTTCCTTGTTACACCCTATGTAATGTGATAGCTCTCTGATCACGGAGATATGGAACCAAATATCTCCAAGCTGCCATACTTGGTATACCAGCAATAACGTTCAGAGGTGGACTACCGACATCATAGTTAGTTTGGACGGGACCATACTTGTGGACCGTCATTCTTAGGTTCTCTGATTCGATCTCAGGATCGACGCCATCTAAGAGGGCTAGCGCGATTTCACAATCGGCTGACTTAATATCTTCTGGTACAACCGTATCTTCTCCACGTGGGAATTGTTCTGACTGATTCTCATCTGTTTTACAACCAGCAAAATTTAAGCGATCTATAATCATAGTGCCCTGCTCTAATGCTTTCTGCTTATCAGCAGTATCAGCATCTTCCCAGACCTCAGAATTCAGCCTCATGCTGAAATATATATCGCCCTCAGCTATAGTTGCATAAGCCATTAGTCAGCCTCTCCACGCGTCATTGATTGGTTGTCCAGATTTGTATCTCTATTCTGTGATTCTATTTTTTCGTCTTTTGCTCCTTCGTTATCCGGTGCCAGATCACCTAGACCTCTAGCTGCTGGATTATCCGGTGGTGTTTGTGCTGCTTGTATTCTTGCAATACGTAGAGAGTGATCCTCTCGTGCTTTATTAACTTCACCTTCTGGGTAAAGTCTGGCACGTGAAGCTGTTTCATCACTCACAAGACCGCCTTCATGATCTGTTCTAATAACTTCAGGATCAATATTAATAACGATTGCATTATCAATTTCTTTGTATATATCCTGTAGTTTCTTATTTGGTACATGTGTACCAACTAATAATCTTGTAGCTTGGAAAGCGATATTCTTTTGTGCTGTCAAGGATGGTATCTTCGGCAACTGTTTCAATAATTCATCCGCTTCAGCTTTACGATCCTCATCAGACTTCATACTGTACTCAGCAGGATAATTTACTGTTATATCACTAATAGAAGAACCTTCATAGTATGCCCACACCTCAGCTACTTCTCGCTCACCAGCTTCTAGTATAAAAGCAATAATGCCAAGTCCTGATTCACGACCTTGTTGATCTTCTTGCTTACTTTCACTTGAAGCTCGCCTCGAAGCATTGAGACTATTGAGAGATAAATTTAATAGCTGACGTATCTCTGTCTTCATAGCTTCTTGTTTTTCCATCGAAGCCTTTAATGGCTCTGAGGATGGATGAATAAAATCGGGTCTGTCTAAATCTTTTGGGTACTTGCGTCCATGTGTTGTACCTACTTTTACTTGCTTACTGTTAGCAATAGCGGCTGCTTTAGCTGATCCTTCCTTTGATTGTGATTCAGCACCACCAGTACGCATAAGACCGGCAAGTTCTGTCCTAGTATCATACTGCTCAGTATAGAACGGAAAGTTAGCATTTAATACATATGCTACGTCTGAAGACGACATATTTGTTAATGCGATTTGATAATCAGCAATATCAGTTAATAAACTCTGGCTAATCTCAAAAATAACAAAAGGTATTTTAG